ATGAATTTAATACAAGAAGAAGTAGATAATTTAGAAATATCAGATTATCCAGAAGAATTTGTAAATAAAGGATGGATTGAGGCATTAAACTGGGTTTTAGAACCAGGCAAACATGGGTAAAGGAGGCTTAATGGAAGCTGAAATTAAAGTAATATTATGTGAAAAATGTAATAAAAAAGCAGTATTAACAAATGAGAGAAAACATTATTGTGTATCTCATTGGAAGGAGTTGAAAATTGAGGAAAGACACGAGGCATGATTTATCAGTATTAATAAATACATTAGATGATATTGATGATTTAAAAGAAGTAAAAGAGTTGGTAACGAATAGAATTGAATCTCTAGGAAGACAAACCAAATATAATTTAATAGTTGGTGAAAAAGTAAGAATAGCAGGTTCTGGTAGAGTTGATTCTGGTAAAATAATTAAAATAAATAGAACAAGGGCAATAGTTGAATGTTTCGATAAAAATAATGATAGAAATGTTGAATTCAATGTTCCTTTTTCAATGATAAGGAGAGTAAATGCACAAAATAACTGAAAATCAAAGAAAGTATATGGCTAGAAGAGTTAATGAAGAATTTGATCAAGAAGTTTCATTAATTAAGCAAAAAGAAGCTGTTAAAATTAAAAGAATATCTGATAAAGCTGAAAATCAGTATAAGAAAACATTAGGTATTACTAAAGAAGTAAATGCATTTCGTAAAGCATATGATAATTTAGAAGCTGCTAAGAAGAAATGTCAAGAACTTGTAAATGCTATGGAACAACATACTCCTAGTAAACAAGAAGTCAAGAAAAGACATTTAAATAATTATTATGGTTCTGATATACATGTTCATAGTCCAGAAGATATGGATAAATATGTAACTATGCGATGTGTAAGTCTAGCATTGGAGAATTTTGGTAAAACACCAGAAGGTGCAGAAATGGCTAAACTTGAAAAGAAAAGAAAAGAAGCTGTTGACTACATATATGGAATAACTAAAACTAATGGAGTGGCCATTGGTTTACAAAAAGTACTGGAAGGTACTAACATTAAACTAAGACTAGGAGAATAATATGAAATATTGGAGAGAAACAATTATATGTGCCTTAATTGGATGGATAATTATAAAGCACAATAATGTTGAAACTACAACAATTGTAGAAACTGTAGTTAAAGAAGTTATAGTGACTCAACCATGCCCTGAAGGTTTTGAAGATACATTCAGAAGAAACTCTGTATTTGGAGTTGGATACATCTTTGAATGGGATGGAAAATCATATGTTATAGAATATAAGGAGTAATCATGGAACTATCAAATAAATTAAGAGATGATTTTATAGATACTACTAAAATAAGCACTAAAGATAATTGGGAAGAGTATTGGAAAGCATCTCAACATAACTCTACAATAAGGAAAATAAATAAAGGTATCTATTTAAAAGGATTTGGAACATTCTTATTAGATAGAGGCTTTACTCACTTACTTGTTAGTTATGAAGGTTCTGGAGATTGTGGAGATGCATATCTTACTGAAGGATTCAAAGACGATGAATTTAAAGGAAGAGCAGAACATTCTAGTCCTGATGTTCATCATCACGAGATGATTGACAAAGGAAAAAGACATCAAAAAGAATTATTAGAATTATATAGTTCTTGGTTGAAACTTAATCCAAAAGTTGAGCTTGGTCATGATAATGATTTACATTGGGTATTAGCTGATTTAATTCATTATGATTGGTATAATAATGAAGGTGGTTCTGGTGATGTTATATGGCATATAAAATCAAATAAAATACAAGTTGATGGTTACCAAAATTACTATGGTCAATATGAAGCTAAAGAAACTTATAAATTAGATGGCAGTGATCCTGTTAGAAAATATAAGGATATAGGCTAATGTTTGACTATGAAAGTAAGATAGACGTAGCTATACATAACTCTATTAAAACAGGAGGATGGAATATGAAAGCATTTAATCACTGTAAATCTAGTGTTAAGTATTTTGGTGGCATAGAAGAAGATTATATTGAAATACATCAATGGTTTGATAGAACAAAAGACCATTATGGAGATATAAGACACAGAGCTTTAAGGCATCATACTTTAGGTGTAAAACAATGTGAGGATAAGTTCGGAGTTACTATCTGCAATTCAGATAAAAAATGGATTCCAGTTAGATCAATAGCAGAACAACATATAAGAGAAGACCTCGGTTTTATACCTACTGTTCAAGATTGGTTTAAAGAAATGCAACCTAAATCATGGATGGCAAGTAATAGAAGAGTTGTAAAGAAAGAAATGAATCTGATGTAGTCCAAGCTTAGACATGTCTAAATACGGATATAAGCAAACTGCAAAGGTGGTTCCGTCAACATCAGGTCAATTTAATGTAGTCATGTCAGACGCTGTATTAACTAAGTATAAAACGATTTATCGTATTCAGGGTTACAGTTGCATTGGCTACATTAATAAACTTAGGGAGGTAGGGAGTAACCTGCAGGAAGATGAATGACCATAAGCTTCTCGTCATTTGCTATCTCCTTAATAAATTGAAGAATATTAGTAGAGACAAGGGTGTACAATAAACGTTCTGCCTGAAGCTTGAAAGTCTTCATAGTATAAGGGGGGTTAATTCTCCCCCTTATATGTCTTGTAATATTAGGTAAATTTTAGTAAATTAGAACCCCCATAAAAAGGAGAAATTAATGGAAGAAACTAATGAAAACAGGGAGATTGCTGTCTCTGAAAATCAAGATATGCAATCTAAAAGTATCACATCTCTAGTAAAATCATTAATTAAATTTCAAAGCGAAGTAAAGGATATATCGAAAGATAAAGTTAATCCTTTCTTTAATTCAAAATATGCTGATATAAATAACATTATTCAAAGTATTAGAAAAACATTAACATCTAATGATTTGGCAATTAGTCAAGGAAATAGATACTGTATTGATTCTAATGGTTTTTATATAGTTACAACATTATATCATTCATCTGGAGAATGGCTTAGAAGTGAATTAAGAATGCCAATAGGTGGTAAAAAAGATGCACAAGCAGTTGGAGCATCTGTAACCTATGGTAGAAGATATGGTCTATTAAGTATATTAGGCATATCTGTAGATGGAGATGACGATGATGGTAATCTATCAACAAATAAACAACAATAAGGAGAAAATAAATGGCAATTAAAACAATGTCAGCTTCCTCTGGAGGCAGTAAATTTTCAGAAGGATGGCACGAAGTAAGTATAAGTAAAGCAGAATATGGAGATTGGAATGGTAAAAAGTATTTAGATATACTATTCACAGACTATCCTGAAAACTTAAACCTTCGTGTTTATGAAACATTCAATAAAACTAGTAATGAAGAATTTAAAATTGCAAATACTTTTAAATATGCTAATGCTGGTATTGTTGGTGTTTTAAAAGATCCAAATGGAAAACATCCTCTAATTCAATATGATGATGATGTTAATGGATTAATTGGTAAAACTGTAAATATTTATATTTATAAAGAAACCAAAACAGGAGAAGGATATTCAAGAATATTTGATGATTTAGCTCCTGTTGAACAACAAGGTGAACACTTGACATTTACTACAGAACAAGTAGGTGGAATTAAAGCAGGCGTAGAAAAAAGAGTTAAAACTATGCTAGCAAAACAATCCCATTCTACTGCAGTAGTAGACGATAGTTTGCCTCTATAATAATATCCTGTTGGGAATCTGAAGTGCCTGTTTACAGGACGGTGAGAGATGCGGGTAACACAACACGGTGTGTGTCGGGATAATAAACTTAAAATTAAGGAGAAATAATGACAGTAAGAGAACATATACAATGGAAATTAAAGGGTCTTGTAAAAGCAGGATTAACTTTATTTAAAACTTCTGATATACAAGAATTAGCGTATATAGGAAAACATGATTTTGGAAAATTCTTAGGTAGTAGTGAAACATATACAAGAGAATTCAGAAGAATGAGAACAGATGGTATTTTAAAAGTAGATAAAAGTGTTAGAAAAGGTAGACAACAAACATGGGTATTAAGGGAAATTGAATTCTAAGGAGAAAATATGATTAAGGAATATGCATTCGGATTATCTAACAGACATCATTTTGGTGATGTTAGTGAGATGGAAAAATATGCTGGGATGGAGCAAGATACTTTTATGTCTTTATGGGATTATGATAAACATGTAATTGATTTTGTTAAAGAGAAGGGAACTTTATCTGGATATGATGGAATATTATATATGCCAGATGAATTTATTTTAGATGTAGATGGAACAAATCCTGGTAATGCTCAAGATAAAGCAATAGGTTTAACTATAATGTTAGATGATATGTGCATACCTTATAGAGTTTATTTCTCAGGAACAGGATTTCATTTGGGTATACCTGGAGAAGCATTTAGATGGAAACCTTGTCCAGATTTGCATTTAAAAGTAAAAGATGAACTAAAAGCAAAAGGTATTTATGAATACGCTGATTCTTCTGTATCAGATAAAACCAGAATAATTAGAATTGTAAATACTTTAAATAGTAAGTCTAGATTATGGAAAATACCCCTAGAATCAGGCGAATTACATTGGGATATTACTAAAATACAAGATATAGCCAAACATAAAAGATCTACGCTTAAATGGGTTGATTTGGAGTGTGAACCTGTATTTGATGTATTGGAAAGAAAGACTGTAGCAAGTGATAAACAATTTGAATCAGTTTCTCTAGGTAAAAATCCAGACCCTGTGTGGTATCCTTGTATCCAAAAGATGATGGAAGGTACAGCTCAAGGCTCAAGGCATCAAATAGCTTTAAGAGTAGGTGCTTTTCTAAGATGGAGATATCCTGAACACATTGTCAGATTGATAATGGAAGACTGGAGACAAAGAGTAGATATGGATACTCATCCTTTTTCTAAAAAAGAGATGGATAAAATAGTTACTGATTGTTATGAAGGTCATAATGGAAATGGATATAATTACGGATGTACAGACACTCATATGGATAAACATTGTCAATCAACTTGCAGATTATATAAATCAAAAGTATCTCAAAATACTATGGATGCTGCAACTATGGAAAAAGAGTTAGTAGAATTCTTAAGTAGAAATCATGACCCTATTGATATAGGACAACCATATGGACAGAAATTTCCTGTATATCCTGGAGAAGTAGTTATATTACAAGCTCCACCTAAATCTATGAAAACAATGCTACTACAAAACTTAGTAACAAGGTTTAAGAGACAGACTTATTTTATGGAAATGGAGATGAGTCCTAGACAAATGTGGATGAGATTTGTAATGATGCAAAATAAATGGTCTGAAGAAGAGTTAGTAGAATATTATAGTCAATATGCCAATGGAATAAGTAAAGATTTCGAATGGCTAACTGTTGATTATAGTAGTTGCTATCCTCATGAAATAAGTAAACGTATTATGATGTTACCAAAGAAACCAGAAATAGTGGTTGTAGATCATATGGGTTTATTTAGAAGCAAGAAATCAGATAACAACATGAAAGTTGAAGAAGTATCACAAGCTTTAATGGAGTTAGCAGTGCAAAATAATATAATAGTATTTGCTGTATCAGAAATAACAAAAAGTGCTTTTGCTGAAGGTATGAATATAGCTTCTTCCAAAGGTTCATTTAGAGTAGCATACAATGCAAATAAAGTATTATCACTAACACCATTTAAAGATGAAAATCAACTTATAAAGTCACTTCATTTAGAATGTACAGCTAATAGAGAAAGAGAAAATTTAGATGTACACCTACCTGTAAAAGATGCTTTAATTGGATAAATAATTGAGAGCCAATAACTGGTCCCGTAAGTCCTTAGTAAACACTAGGCAATGGAATATGTGAGGCTCTCATAAACTTAAAAGGAGAAAAAAATGAATCCATATCAAGAGATAAGGAAAGTACCATTAGATTTTAATGGCATTTCATCAGCAGCTTATGCTGTTCAAAGAAAAGATGAAGAAAAAGGATGGAAAGAAGCTGGAGTAGTAGGTGCTAACTATATGTTATTACCTAATCAAGAAGTAAAAGATATTGCTGATGATATAGTAGATAGTGCTGCAATAGATTTTAAAGTAGATAAAGAGTTCTTTAATGGTAAGAATTATATGTTATCATATAAAGCTGTAGATACATTAGAAACTAAAGAAAAAGAAATTGGAGACCTTAACTTAGGTATTCAATTCTGGAATAGTTATGATGGGTCTAGATCATTTGGATTTTCATTAATGCTATATAGACTTGTATGTCTAAATGGTATGATGAGTAAGTTACATCTACAAAATCATAGATTTAAACATTCACCTGGTTCTGAGAATTGGGATGAACAATTAGAAAATATGATACATGTGATAAATGGTTCTCAAGATGGAAATAATAAAGGACTAAATCAAATGGTAGAAGGTATTGCTGCTTTAAATGATATGAGAGTATCTTCTAAGAAACTTGGAAATATAAGACATGATTTCTTAAAAGAA